CTACCCGGTCGCATCAATCGTCGCCTTCCTCCGGCCGGTCCCGCAGTTAGGCGGCGGGAGGAACTCGGACGGCGTTCGAGCTTCTGCCCATTCTTCCACTTCTCGCGTGAGCCAGCCGACGCGTCGCCCGGACAGGGCGCGCGGCCTCGGAAACTCCTCTTGGCGGACGAGTTTGTGGATGACCGCGGGCGACAGGGAGACCGCTGCTGACACCGATGCAATGTCGAGATATATGGGCTTCATCGCGACGGTCATGCGTGGTTGCCTCCCCCCGAGAGCAGTGATTCGAGTGCTGCCACATGCTGTTCGCCGGCCGGATGTCCGGCGCATGCGCCAAGCGCAAACTCGATCGCCGCGTACTGTTCTTGCGTCATCGCGGTCGGGGCCGAGCGAACGGGACTCGTGTTGTCGATCGCCCGTAGCAGCGCGCATCGATACTGCTGCATCGTCTGAAACGAGACAGCATATCCATCGGCCGCAATGAGCCTTCTGAGCTTCGTGAGCGCTTCGGCCGAGGTGCCATCGGGGAGCCCATTGGATCCGAGTCCCTTCAGAGCTTCTCGAAGCTCGGCCGCGCGCGCAGCTCGCGCGCGTATGTCTCGCGATCCTTCGGCCAGCGTGACATAGATCTCGTCATGGTTTTGCCGATGCGTGTCGATCGTGAGGCGATAGAGCAGATCGCCTTCCTGCAACCAGTTCGGTGCGGTGTTCTGTTCGTCGTTCATGGTCATCCTCAATTCTGTTCGTGTGGTATCGCCCGGCCGAGCTGCATCAAACCCGTTTCGAGCGTGACGCCGGCCGCCGCCGCCCACGTGCGAGCGTCCTGCGCTGCCTTGTGCCGTGCGTAGCTGCCGACGTCGTCGGCCATCAGGTCGAGCAGCACGATGTCGGCCGAGTGCGAGACGTCGCTCACAAGGGCGCGGATCTCGATGCAAAGCGCGTCGAGGCGTGCGTGCATGCCCCTGCGGGCATCCGCAGGGGCTTCGTTTCTCTGGATTGCTTTTCGCCGCGCACGCGGCGTGTCGTTCTTCTGGATTGCTTTTGCGGGCGCGAGCCCGCGCACACGCTTTGAAACCGCATTGCCGTCGACGCTCGCCAGTGTGATAGCCGGGCGCTTGTTCGCGCGTTCCCGCTTTCGCGGCAGCGGACGTGGGGTAGAAAGGGCCGGGCGCGGGGTCATTGGGCTGCCTCCCGCGCCATTTCGGGCATCCAGTCGGGGTCGGGCATCGTGAACAGCTTGTCGAGCCACCGCCGAACGCCTGCCATTTCCTTCGCCTTCGAAGCGCTAGTGCTTTCGAGGGTGCGGGTGAGCACCTGAACGGCAGCCCGGATCGCTTCGACGCGCGTCCTGTACCGGCCGGGGGATTCGCCGTCGATGCGCTTGCATGGCGACGATCCGCCCGCGCTGTTGAAGGCGTACGAGAAACCGAACTCCCAATCGCCCTCTGCGATCTGCGCGAGCCGAATCTCGACGGACGCGCGCCCGGTGCGCTTCGAGATGGGCGCGGACAGGATTTCCGATGGCTCATACACGCCATGCTCGTTTGCCTTGGCGATCGGATATTTCGGCCGACGCGTCGGCACGGCATCGAGCAGGTCTTCGAAGCCCGTCAACGCGCGATGTACGCCTGCGATCGTGCCCGGCGACAACTTGCCGAAGCCCGGATCGTGCAACACGCTTTGCAGCGCTTGCAAAAGTTGCTTTGCATGTTGCTCGCCAATCTTCCGTTGAGGCTCGGCGGCGGCCGTTGTCGCGACGCTCTTGGGCGACGCCGTGTGGAGATGCTTTTTCGTGACCTTCGTCTTGCCCGCGTCTTTCGCTTTCGACAGGCTCGAGACGATCCGCTCCAGCGTCCGTTCCGCGCCGTGCCGTCGTATCTGTTCGATCACGAGCGTGCCGGAGATGGAGCCGTCGCGGACGAACTGATGAATCTCCGCAGGTGCCTGCTCGAGCAGGCCGACGTCGCGAATGGTTTGATCCGTAACGTTCAGGCGCTTGCAGATCGTTTTCGTGTCGAGGCCATGTACGTCGCGCAGTTCCGCGACGACCGTGGCGAGGTCGAGCGGAGACGCGCGCTTGCTTTCGTTGCTAAGGTAGCCGTCGATCACCATCTCGGCGCGTTCAACCGTCTTCGCATCGCGCACGACGACCGGGATCTTGCCGAGGTCCTTTCCCGCACGGATTGCGTTGCCAGCGGAGAGGTAGCGGTGTTGCCCCTTATAGACGTAGATCAGGTCCTTTCCGTCGACTTTCCGGACGTAGCAATGGAGCGGTTGACTCTTGTCGTAGCCGTTGGCGATCATCAGCGCGGTGAGGTGCGACACCCACTGTTGATCGACGGGGCGCACGTTGTCGCGTGGATCGTAGTGGAGCTGTTCGTACGGCACCATCCAGAGATCCGCCGACGTCGCGCCCGCCGCCGCAGCGGCAGCCTTCGCATTGCCGGTGACGATCGGCTCGACGAGCGCGAGCGGTTGGGTGCGGGCGTCCATTACCCGGCCTCCTGCGGTCGGAGACTGTGAGCGAGTTCCATTGAGCAGTCGAGGATCAGGCGCGACTGCGTTTTCGGTCGCCGAAGCAGGAAATTCGACCAATTCGGAGCGGTATCAATGCGCTCGACGATCCAGCCGAGCGCGAGAAACGCGCGGATGGCGCGATCGGCCGTCTCGTTGAAAATCCCCGCGCGAACTCGGAGCGCCCATTTTGCCCGGCCGCTGTAGCGGTATTCGTCGGGTGCGCGGCAGTCTTCGAGGTACATCGAGTAGCCGTCAACGGCAATGTAAACGCCGGTTTCAGCGACCAACGCAAGGTCGCGCTCGATCGCTCGGATGTGCTTCTCGGCCTTCTTGAGTTGAGCGAGACGACGCGCATGAATGGCATTCGCGTGAGCGACGATCTCGTTATACGACGTCGGATGCTTGTAGGTCGTCATGCGCTTCACGCGGTCCTCCGGTTCTGGATCATCAGTTCGAGTCGCGACACTTCGAGGTCGATGCTCTGGCGGAACAGGCGCAGGAATCGCAACGTGCGGGTATCCGACCCAAGCAGCGAGTCGACGGAAATCTCAAGCGAGCGGAGATGCGGGAACGAGACGGCGACGTGACGTTCCGCGTTTCGCGTGACGATCGTGTGGAGTTCGGGGCGCGTGTGCGCGGATCCGGCGGGCACGGCGGATCGCGACGCATGTCGAGGCGCGAGTGCGCTGCCGGCATCGTTCGAATAGGTGCCGTCCGCCTGCTTGCAGGGCACCGACAGCGGCGGGGCCGCGTCCGATCCCGTCAGCCAGTACAGGAAACGCAGGTCGTGCGGGCGCGGTTGGCGGCGCAGCCATCCGCCCCGCGCGAGCTTGTCGATGCATTGCGCAGCCGCGCCCGGCATGTCGGCGAAATGGGTCGTGCACACCTCGTCGGACGTCATCGCGTGCGTGGCGTGCCTGAACACGGTCAGGATTCGAGCCGTCAGGTCGGCCCGTTGAGCGGGCGTGAGGTCGACGTATGGATTGAGTCGGCGCGGAGCCGCGTTCGGGAGGGCGTTGTCGATCACGATGCCTCCCTGATCCTGAACGCGCGCGGCTTCTGCGGGCGGGAGTGCTTTTCCGGCTCGGCGTGTGTCGCGGCGCGAAGGCGCTTGATCGCGTCCGCACACGTGGGTTCGTCTGGAATCGAGATCTGCTTCGCGGCAATGGTGTTGCCGTCCATGATCAGATACTCGATATAGACGCCGTCCACGAGTGGCCGGCGCATGACGACATACTTGCCGACGAGGATCGGCGACGTCGGAAGCTGGCGATCGCGTTCGTAACGGGCGACGGTCCGGGGCGACAGCGTGTCCCGGCGCGGGATGCCCGCGTGCTGTGCAGCGTTGATTCTGTGCATGGCTTCATCTCCTTTACGCCGAGCGCGCAAGCCGTCCTCGGCGCGTGAGCGTCAGACGTTGGCGTGAAAGGTGGCGGGCTTGTCGGCGACGGGGCCGTTATCCAGCACGTTCGCCGCGATGATCAGGGCGGCGGCGGCAAAGACGCACTTGAACAGCAGCGACTTTTCCAAGTTACTTTGGCGGGCGGGTTCGGAGGGCGTAACGCGCGGGGCTTGCTCGTCGCGGAGCCAGTTCCGGCGGGCCTCAGCGTGAAGATCGGTCGGCTTCATGGGGTAAATCTCCGGTTGAGCGTCATGTGACGCGACAGGTGGAGTATCCATTAATGGAAAATGCCCTGTCAATCCATAAATGGATAAGTGCTCCCGGAATAATCCCCGCCGGGTTAGGCGGGGGCGCGTTATCGGGAGTTTCGTGGGGTCAGCAGCAGGGTTGCGGCGTGGCAGGTAAGGACTAGCGCCGCATCAAGCCACGCTGAGGTGTTTAGGTATGCTGCGGCTGCAATTCCGATCGTCGCGGTTGCGAGGATGCTGGCGGTTCCGCGTTGGCGGGCGAGTCGGTGTGAACGCTGATTCCGCGCGTATTCGATGCGCTCAGCCAATTGATGTGCGCCGGCCAAAACGTCTTCTGCGGTATCGGCGTCTACGCCTTTGGCGGAGATGGCGATTGTGCCGTCCTCGCGTAGAAGCACGGCAGCGGCGGCCACTGCGGGCGATCGATCGTGGCGCGCTACCAAATCGCGCAGAAACGCGCGGATGGCGGCCTGCCGAGTTCGTCTTCGTATCGTGGGCAGTTCGTAGACGTTATCGGTTTCGCGTTTTGGTCCCTCGGATGCGGGTTTTGTGGTTTTGTTCATCGCTCAACAATTCGTTCGATAATGGGCGTTGAGCGGCGGCTGACGCGCGCCTCTTCGATCCCGGCGTGGCCGGAATAACTTCTTCGATGGTCGTCGACCCGTCTTCCTCGGTGGTTGTGGCGGTGGTCTGACTCAGAACAAACTCGATATATCGCTCGATTGCCTTCTTCTCCGTCTCCGGGAGTTGGGCGTAGCGGACGCGATCGTAGTGAATTACCGATGCATCGTTCGCGTCGTCGATCAGCAGATCGGTAGGGGATATGCCGATCGCGTTAGCGAGAGATTCCACCACGCGCATCTGCGTGTCTACCTTCCCGGACAGGACTCGATTGACCGAGCTTTGGGAAATTCCGGCGCGCTTGGCGACCTTTTCTTGCTTGTCCACGTGCGGGTAGTGATCCATGTACCACCGCAGCTTGCGGGCCAAGATCATCCGAAGCGATGACTTCGTGGGCGGCGTTTTCATGCCGACATCTTGCCGAATTTGGATAACCATTGGCGGATGGTTTGCCTTGCGTGTTGGTTGAATGAAATTCCTTAAATGGATAAACTCGCGGCTGGCCATTGTGATTGGGGGCGTTATGAAGACCGGAAGCGAGCCGATTCTTACTGCCGTGCTGCGGCATCTCGACGCGGCAAAGGGCGATTGGCCGGCAATTGCGAAGCAAAGCGGCGTGCCGTATCAAACCCTCGCGAAGATTGGTGGACGGGTCGTCTCAGACCCTCGCGTCTCGACCGTTCAGGCGCTTCTCGACTGCCTTGGGAAGCGGTGCGCTGGACAGCGTTCCTACAGTTCCGCCGCCGAGTGAGCCGATAGGCCCCTCGCGGGACAGAGCGAATCGTACGCCTCCCCCTCGAGCAGCAAAAGATTGAAAACGACCGACCACCAATAGTTCAATGACCTGCAGATACGACAGCACCGAATGGCTGGACGTGCTCTATACGTCCGTGCGCAACACGCCCGGCGGCGTAGCCGACGCCGCCAATCACCTGACGAACCGCCGAGGCAAGGGCATCACGCCGGAGTCGCTTCGTCTGCGCCTGCGCGGCGTCGGCGATAGCCGCCTCTCGATGGAGATGTTCGAGTTGCTGATCGAATGGATGCAGGAGAAGAGCGAAGCCGAGGCGCACGCGCTCGACGCGTTGCATGCGCTCAACGCCCGTTTCGGGCTTGTCGCGGAGCGCGTCGACGATCACCACGCGGCCGGCGTCCACGAGCCGGGCACGATGCATCTCGTGACGACGACGCTCCACTTGCAGGCGCATGTGGGGAAGGTCGCCGACGACGTGACGCGCGCGCTCGAAGATCAGCGAATCGACGATCGCGAAGCCGAGCAGATCATTGCAACGGGCCGCAAGGGGCAGCGCCTGTTCCAGCGTCTGATCCATGCCGCCCGTAACCTTGCTGCCCGCCGGCGTCGCTGACATGCAGCGATTCATGCCCGACATGGGGTGCTGTCGCGTCGCGCGCGAGCAGATGCAGTTGTGTTGTGACCGCCCGAATCAAATTGCATGCGGCGTCGCTGCGCTCGCGCACCGGTTCGAAACCGCCCCCGAGCAGGCCGGCCGGTTGTTCGTCTCCCTGATCTCCACCTTTCCCGGTCACGTCGCGCTGTTCATCGAACGCGCCGCGCTGCCCTGCGCGGCGCTGCCGACCAAGACCGAGCGCCACGCGTTCCGCAATCAGATCGCAGGCCGTCTCAGTGCGGAGGATCTTGCGATCTTCGACGAATCAATGTCGACCGAGTGGCGACGCCTGCGTGGCAAATGACCTGAATTCGAGGATGTGATGATGAAGTCACCGCTTGATATGCATATACCGACTTGGTCCGACCCGACGTGGCGCGACTGCGTACGTGTCGCCCGTCGCGTAATACGTCTTGCATTCTGGACAGTGCAAATAGACATGACCTTGCTTTCTAACCGTCTGGAGCGCGCATTTCTGATGTCTATTGTCAGCGCAGGGCTGGCAAATGTAGTGGGGAATGTCACTGGTCTCGCGATCTGGATTTTCAGAGCGTTTGTAAACGATCCCGGCGTCGGGAAATTTGTGCAGACGGTAGCGTGCAAGATCTCTCGTTCGTGTCTCAAGTTCGCAAACCTTCTTCTGAAGTGCATCGTTCTCGTCCATGAGCGATCTCACTTTCTCCTCAAGTTGAAGTGCAGCCTGCCGCGTGACCTCAGCATCTCTGAGCCAGACCAGTATTTGCGATACCACGGCTCTGTCATCGCGCGCCTTTACGGCTTTCTCGCGCAGGTTGAGTGCCGACTCAAGCGTCGAAATTACGGTCGAGATTATCGATAGCGGTTCCATGGGTGATCTGTTGGTGAGTGGTTGGAGGGATGGGGGAGCCAATCCCTGCGGTAGATCGATGCGAGCACGCCTTCCATTTGCAGCAGCGCTTTGGCGTCAGTCTGTATCGCGCATTGTAAGCGGGGGGATACGCGCTAATGCCGAAGCTAATTTCGAGGACACGATGAAGGATTCCAACGAGGGTTTGAAGCGGGGATTTGCGCTTCGCGCGGAAGGGTACTGGAAGAGCTGGTACGGCGACGCCGAAGCGCGCGACGCGAGCCGCCTACTTGAAATGGCTGATCGCGATACCGCGATTGAGATTCTGTCCGCACTGTTCACCCGGATCTGCATGTGGGGCCTGGAGGCGTTGCGGATGGAATGTCCGCGTTGCGTGCCGGCGTCGGCCGTTGTCGTTTCCTCTCGGCATGCAGGCCCTCACGCCGATCTGACGCTCGTCGAAATCTGCGACGCGTGTTTTCGCGGAACGATGAGCGGTAAGGAAGCTCGAGTCGCGGTGATCGGGCTTGTAGACCGGCACCCCCGTTCCGAGATCGTCGAGGCCGTCGTGGCACTTCTTATCCGCGTCAAGGCTTTGGGGCGCGAGGCGCTTCGCCGTCGCTGCTGTGCCTATCGAGGCTGACCAGAAAAGCGACTTTGCAAGGCATATGCGGTTTGCTCCGTTAGTTAGCACTGGAGACTCGAAGTGAATTCAAACAGCACGAGCGGCAGCTTGCGTCGCCGAGCATCCCGCTACCGGCTCGCGCCGTCCGGGCAACAGACCTACATCGCCGGCCGGGCGCGTTGGCGGAACTACTCGCACCAGTTGGCGCACGATCGTCGCATGGCTGAACTGGCCGGCATGTACGTATCGGACGCGCGGTGATGGACGGGGGACAGCGGTGGAAAAGGATCACAACGCATACAGGAGGGTTTATGCAAAAGGGTATTTCGATGGGCTCAAAGCGGCGAGGGCGGGCATGAACCCCGGCCGTCAGCAATCCATTCTGCGCGGCATGCCGTCTGTCGCGCAGAAGGTTTTCGAGTTCGTGCCGATTCAAGAGTCGTGGACGACCAAGCAGATCGTGGCGCAGGTGAAAGCCACGACCAAGGCGCAAATCGATTCGCGAACGGCGGACAACTGCCTCGCGCGGTTGAAGGATGCCGGGCTCGTCCGCGAGGTCACGCGCGGCGAATTTCGACGCGTCCGGCTCGCGACGTGTGGCGTCGAGGCCGATGCGGTCGATGAGGCGGAGCTGGAAACCAGCGCGCTCGTGAGCGAAGCGCCGGGCAAGCGCGATAGCACCGCATCGCCGATCGATTTGCTGTCGGGCATCGCAAACCGCCTGACCGTGACCGTGGAATCGATACGCGAGATCGCCGCCGAGATCGAAACTGCCGCGCTCGTGATCGAAGAACAGCAGGCGGCGAACGGCCGCGAGGCCGACAAGCTTCGCCAGTTGCAGGCATTGCTCAAGACGCTGTAGCGACGCGAGCCAAGTTGCTTTGCGTTCGCTGCATCGCATCTGTTTTTTCCCATTTCTTTCCCCTCGCCGTGCGTTCGAATTCGCGCGCGCGAGGGATTGCTTTCAAGAGGTGAATATCCCTATGTCGACGCTCGATCAAATCATCCAGCAGCTCCGTAACGCCGATCATCCGGAACTGCCGTCCGGCCATCCGGTCGCGGACGGCAAGCATCATCGCTACGGCCCGCGCAAGAAGTACTGGTATCAGTTGCGCGAGGTCGTCAGCAAGGGCGCGGTGATTGGCTATACGGGCACGTTTGGTCACTTCTCCGGCGACGATCCGGGCACGGAGCGATTCCAGTGGAACGGTGCGCCGCTGAGCGAGGAAGCGCTCGCGGAGACGCGTCGCCGCCAAGAGGCCGCCGAGCAGGCGGAAGCGGAACGCGCGGCGCGTGCGGCGCGCATGGCCGCGAACCGCGCGTGCGACCAATGGGCGCGCGCGAGCGAACAAGGCGCGTCGGCCTATCTGGAACGCAAGCAGGTGACGGCCGAAGGCGTGCGGTTCGACTCGGACGGCACGATCTTCGTGCCGATGTATCAGTATGGCGATGAAGCGCGGCTTGTGGGGCTTCAAAAGATCACGCCGGAAGGCGCGAAACGCTTCAACAAGGGCATGGAGAAGAAGGGCGCGGCCTGCCTGCTCGGCGAAGTGAAGGCGGACGATCAACTCGTGATGATCGCCGAAGGCTATGCAACCGGGCGCTCGGTGCGCATGGCGACGGCCGAGGCGTTCGCGCTTTGCGTCTGTTTCGATGCGGGCGGGATCCTGTCGACCGCCCGCCATCTGCGCGACGCGCATCCGAACGCGCACGTGCTGATCTGCGCGGACGACGACTGGAAGATCGAGCAGCGGATGCGCGACTGGCTCGCGGAGGAATTCGACTTCCGGGGCGAGCTGCCGTTCGATGCCGCGCCGATCCGGATCGAGGCGAAGAAGACTTGGTACATGGTCGCCGCGCATCGCCGCGTCGACGACAACGGCGTGGCCTACGTCGAGGTGACGTACGGCAACGACGTCCTGCCGCAGCGGCGCAAGCGCTTCGAGAACGCCGGCCTGAAACGGGCATACGAAGCGGCGGCTGAGGTCGACGGCGTCAGCGTCGTCTATCCGACGTTCGCCGATCGCGCCGAGCGCAAGCTCACCGACTTCAACGATCTGCACGTCGAGGAAGGGTTGGAGGCTGTCACGCGGCAGGTGCAAGCGGCGATCCTGTCGATCCTCGCGCCAGCAAACGATGACGTTCGCCCCGCTGCCGTCGATGTCGAGCGGCCGACGCCGGCCGCGACGTCCGCTGCCGCAGGACAGGCGGAATGGGACGGACGCGAAGCTGAGAACGGCGCACACACGTGGGAGCAGGATCTCGCGCGGTCGGACAAGGGCACGCTGCTGCCGACGCTCGGCAATGTCCACCTGATCCTCTCGAATCACAAGGCGTGGCGGGGCGTGATCGAGCAGGACGATTTCGGCGGGCGCGTGATGAAGCGCAAGGCCCCGCCGTTCCCGCAGGGCACCATCGGCGAATGGACGGACATGGACGATCAGCGCTGCGTGCTCTGGTTGTCGCAGCGGTACGGCATTTCGGTGCGCACCGATATCGTGATGAACGCGGTGCTGCTAGTCGCGGACGCGACGCACTTTCACGACGTGCGTGAGTACCTGGAGGGGCTGGAATGGGATGGCGTGCCGCGCGTGCGCTCGATGCCGTCGACGTATCTGCGCGTGGCCGACAGCGAGTATGTGCAGTTGGCCTTCATGAAATGGATGATCGCGGCCGTCGCGCGCGTGATGCAGCCGGGCTGCAAGGTCGATAACGTGCTGATCCTCGAAGGCAAGCAGGGCGCGCGTAAGTCGACGGCGCTGAAGGTGTTGGCGGGCGGCCAATGGTTCACCGATACGCCGATCCAGATCGGCAACAAGGACACCTACGCGGTGATGGCGGGCAAGTGGGTGATCGAGCTGGCCGAGCTGGATTCGTTGAACAAAGCGGACTCGTCGGCGGTCAAGAGCTTCTTCGCGACGGCCGTCGACCGGTTCCGGAACTTCTACGGCAAGCGCGCGACCGACGTGCCGCGTCAGTGCGTTTTCGCGGGCTCCGTCAACTTCGATACGTACCTCAAGGACGAGTCGGGCAACCGGCGCTACTGGCCGTTGCGCGTGGGCGGCTTGGTCGATATCGACGGCATCGCGCGCGTGCGCGATCAGTTGTGGGCCGAAGCTGTCCATCTGTACCGCTCGGGCGTCGTGTGGCACGTGACGGAGCAGGAGCGCCCGCTGTTCGAGATCGAGCAGGCCGAGCGGTACGAAGGCGACGTGTACGAGGACAAGATCGCGAAGGCGCTGGAATACGTGTCGCACACGACGATGGAGACGATCCTCTCGGACATCCTGAAGCTCGACACGTCGAAATGGACGCTTGCGGAACAGCGCCGTATCGGCAAGGCGCTGAAATCCCTCGGGTGGGTGCGCAAGCGTGAGTCGACGGGTTCGCGCGGCTGGTACTACGTGCGCGAGGAGCAGGAGCCGGAAGCGGCGCTCGAAGCGGTCGCGGCAGGCGATGACGACAGCCCGCTTTGATCGCGTTCGGCGCGCCGCGATGCTGTTCGCGGCGCGCCGCGTTGCCCGCTTTGGCGCGCCGTGGACGTCCCGTGTCCCAGCGTCCCAAAGCACGGCTTCGTGTGCGGGTGCGGGCGCGCGACATGCGCGACGTGAGCGGCGCATGTCGCAGGCGCGCGCGCCCCTGCAAGCCTTTTCCCTTGGGACATTGGGACGTTAGGACGTTAAGGAGAAAGCGATGATGGATCTGATGGAGCGGGCGGGAATCGCGATGAGCGTGCGTGGTCAGTTCACCGACCCAATTGCCGATCCGAAAGTTACTTTGGGCGCGCTCGCCTTTGCGAACGATCTCGGTCGGATGTTGGTTCGGATCAAGGTCGCGCAGCAGGCGAAACCGGAAATGATTCGACGCGCGATGCTGCAGTTGGCGCAGATGATGCGAACCTCGGGGCGCTTCAAGCGCGGGAAATTCACCGGGTTGAAGCGCGAGGAGCGTCGCGAGCAACGTGCCGGTCATGCGGTCGAGCGTGCGCAAGTGGATGTGATCGAACGATTCGCGCTGCGTTTGCTCGACGAGTGGGTCAGCGATCAATGTGGGACGTGCGAGGGCCGTGGCGTTGTTCGGCGCTCAATCGAACAACCGAAGGCGACGATACGGTGCCTCGTCTGTGCAGGACGAGGGAAAGTATGTGTCGAGGAGGAACGGATTCCGTTCTTTCACGGTCGCAATGGACCGCTGGTATTTAGAGAGTACGAAGGATGTGACGTTTGCAGTGGTTTGGGGCGCGTGCAGATCGCTGCGCCTACAACGACTCACGGACGGCATATTTGCCCCGATTGTGGCGGGACCGGTAAGCGTCCGGTCGAAGATGCCGCTCGCGCGCAGGCCCTTGGGGTGACGCTCAAGGAGTATCGGCGAAATTGGTCGTGGCGCTTTCACGACATGCTTGCGCTGCTCGATGCGATCAATGGTTCAGTGAATGACACACTGCGCTGCCAATTGCGAGAATGAAACGTCTTCCATTCCAAGAGCGGATCGCGTAAACTTCGCACATCCTTTACCGCGTCACTGGATATTCGCTGGCACCGCGCGTTAGTCGTGCAAACCTCTCGGGACAAAACAACGATACGAGGAACCCGTTAGGTCGTGTGGGGGAATTCGCCCCTACGAAATGAATTTCGAAGCCCTGAGTGCGAAAGCCCTCGGGGCTTTTTGCATTGGGGTGCTGAAATGCGAAGCGAATCTGCGGATGCTGGCTTGTGCGAATTGTGGGCCGTGTGGAATGAGGATCTTGATGGTGGCATCACCGCGCGCTGCGCCGTTCAAGGCAGCAGCTTACTGGATCAGATCATGAGGGGCCGAGATGTGCGAAGCGGGGATTCGGCTTGGGGAGCTAATGAGGGAGCGAACTATGCGTGTAGAGATTCGTGACGAAGATGGGCGCCTGCTTTGGGCGGTTTGGAGTCGATGGGGAGTTGCTGGCGGCATGACGAGTACAACCTATCGTGCCGACGGAACCCTCAGGCGAATCATTGAGACACTTGAGGGAGCCCGGCAACAAGCAGTTGGAGAATTAGCTGTTTTTCACAACATTGATGGAGTAGCGAATATTGGCGCTGCCTCCACCGAGGTCAATGGTGACGTTCCAGTGGCCCGTTGAAGGCACTCTGAGTCGAACGGGAAACCTCTTGTAGTGCCCGCCGAAATACTCGAAGCGCTGTCCGGATCGATAGCGCTGAAAGTTACTGTCAGTTGTTAGCATGACGTTGCATTGGTAGTCGCAATTGACAACGACAACGTCGCCCTCGTTGAGAAGTTCTCTCGAATGGATGAAGTTCATAGGTCTTCCTCGTTCTTATGCCCGGTTGCCGGGTGGGGTGATCGTAGCATGGGCCGCATCGTAGCCCGGTCATGCCTGCGCCATCTGCCGGGCCGAGTCTCCAGCAAATCTGCTGGGGACCCTGAGCGGATCGATGCATGCGGGGGTGCGCACCCGCGCTTTTTCTCTACTGTTGAATGACCTAGGGGGGTCATATTCATGCCAACCCAACAGCAAATCGCCGAGCATCTCGACCTCGATCAGTCGGCCGTTTCGCGGTTCGTCGACAAGGTTGGGTTCGACTATCGCTCGGCCACGATCGACGAGACTCGCATCGCCTACGTCCGGCACCTGCGCGAGATCGCGGCGGGCCGCGCGAGCGAGTCGGGTATCGATCTGGTCGCCGAGCGCGCGATGAACGAGCGCGTCGATCGCGAAATCAAGATGCTGACGCTGGCGGAAAAGAAAGGGCTGCTCGTGAACGCGGCGCAGCTCGAACAGGCGTACGGCCAGATGGTCGGCGCATTTCAAACGGAACTGCTGTCGCTGCCCGACAAACTCGTGCAGGAGATGCGCACGCTGTACGACATCGAGGTCGACGTCGAATGGTTGAACGAGCATATTCATGGATGTCTTGAGCAGCTTTCTGAATACGACCCCGAGCGTGAACGCGGTGATCCGCCGGCTCGCGCAGCTGCTGCGTCCGCCGGAGAAGATCGGGACGACGGACTGGGCGAGGAAGCACCGCCGGATGAGCGCGAAGGCGACGGCGAGCCCCGGCCGCTATAACCCGAACATCACGCCGTGGGTGTTCGGCATGCATGCGGCGCTCGACGATCCGACCGTGCAGAAGGTCGTGTGCATGAAGTCGGCGCAGGTCGCGTGGACGGATGGGGTGCTGTTGAACTACATCGGCCGGCGGATCGACGTCGACCCGTGTCCGATGATCGTCATGTTCGCGAAGGAGAAGTCGGCGAAGAAGTTCAACATGGAGAAGTTCGAGCCGATGGTCGAGGTGACGCCGCGCCTGTCGGCGAAACTGCCCGTGCACGCGAGCCGCGACAAGAACAATCTATGGGATCACAAAACCTTTCCGCGCGGCTTCCTGAAGTTCATTACGTCGAACGCGCCGGACGATGTGAAATCGACGCCCGCGCCCGTCGTCGCGGTCGAGGAGCCGGACGACGCGAACCAGAACGTGCGCGAGCAGGGCGACTCGATCACGCTGCTGGAGGAGCGGAACAAGAGCTACTCGGACAGCCGACGCAAAGTCATTTTCGGCGGCACGCCCACCGTCGACGGCTTCTCGCGCATTCAGCAGGCCTACGAGGCATCGGATCAGCGTGTCTATCTGGTGCCGTGCCCGGACTGCGGCGAGGAACACGAGCTGGTATGGGAAAACGTCACGTGGACCGACGACGCGGAGATCGCGCACGAGGTATACGGCCGCGCCCGCCCCGAGTCGGCGCGGTACACGTGCCCGCACTGCGGCTCGTTGTGGGACGACTCGATGCGGATTCGTGCGGTGCGCCGGGGCCGGTGGGTCGCGACCGCGCCGTTTCACGGCGTTGCCGGATTCCGACTCAACGAGCTGGTGTCGCCGTTCCCCGGTTCGCGCTTGGCCGAGCTGGTGAAGAAGTGGCTGACGGCGGAAAAGGCCCTACGCGCAGGTGACGACACGAAAATGCGTTCGTTCGTGAACAACTCGAAGGGCAGGCCGTACAAGTACAAAACCGATCTGCCCGAGATCGACGCGCTCGCCGAGCGCGCGATGCCGTATCCGGCGTTCACGGTGCCGATGGGCGGCTTGCTGCTGACGCTCGGCGTCGACGTTCAGCATGATCGCCTCGCGATCGTGCTGCGCGCGTGGGGGCGCGGCGAGGAAAGCTGGCTGGTCGCGTGGGATGAAATCTTCGGCAACGTGCTCGACCAACGAGAAGACCCGTTGACGGGCGGCGTATGGGGCGCGCTCACGACGGTGCTCACGCATGCCTACCGCCACGAGTCGGGCGGGCTGCTGCGGGTCCGGGCGATGTCGATCGACTCGTCGGACGGCTCGACGTCCGATGCGGTCTACAAGTACGTGCGCGCGGCGCAGCGGCAGGGCCTGAACGTGATGGCGATCAAGGGCAGCACGGACACCAATGCGGAGATCTTCAGCACGCCGCGCGCGTCCGTGGACTCGACGCGGAACAACAGCAAGGCCGCGAAGTACGGTCTGCGGCCGTTCATGGTCGGCGTCAGCAAGGCGAAGGACCTGATTCTCGACAACCGGCTCAAGCTGGACGGCGACGGACCGGGGCGCATGCATTGGTATCGCGATGTTCGGTCCGATTATCTGTCGCAACTGACGGCCGAGGTCAAAGTGCCCGCCCGCCTCGGCACCAAGCGCGTCTGGCAGAAGAAGGCCGGCGCGCGAAACGAGGCGCTCGACTGCGAGGCGTATGCGTTGCACGCGGCGCGCAGCGTCAAGACGCATCTGATGACGGAACTGCACTGGCAGGTTGAGCAGCAGCGCCTGTCGCAGGTGTCGCTGTTCGAGGCGGTGCCCGTGCTCGACGCGTTGCCGTCGGCGTTGCCGGTCGAGGCGCTGCCGGATCCGCCCGACGATCACGGTACGGATACCGCACCGCCGCAGCAGCAAACCGCACAACCCATCGAAACCCCGCCATCGAGCGGGGGTTCGCGAATTCAGGGGCGTCGCGTCGGCCGTTCCGGCTACCTGACGCGTCGCCGCTAGGAGAGAGCCGATGGCTTACACAAGGCAGGATCTCGATCGCATCCAGTCCGCGATCGCGAAGGGCGAGCTCGAAGTGCAGTATGCGGATCGCCGCGTGAAGTATCGCTCGATCCTGGAGCTTCGCGAGGCGCAAACCGAGATCATTCGCGCGCTCGACGGCGCGAGCGGGCGCTCGCGCATCGTTCGACTGCGGCACGCCGGCAAGGGGGTTCGATGAGCCGCGCGTATCCGATGCTCGCGCGACGCGGATTCGTCGTGCCGACGCGCCTGAAGGCGGCGGCGTACGAATCCGCCAGCACGGGCGGCGCTCGCGCGCGTTCATGGAAGGCGTCGAGTGCCGGGCCGAACGCGGCGGCCGCGCAAAACCTGCCGCTGATGCGGCATCGGGCGCGCGACGCGATCCGAAACGACCCGTGGGCGAAAGCCGCGATCACGCGGCTCGTGTCGAACACGATCGGTTCCGGCATACAGGCGCATCCGCGACATCCCGACGAGGCGATGCGCAACGCGCAAAAGCAGCTTTGGGAAGACAGCACCGAGGAGATCGACGCGGACGGGCTGTTCGACATGGCGGGTTTGCAGACGCTCGCTGCTCGCGCGTTCTTCAGCGACGGCGAGGTGCTCGTGCGGCGGCGTCTGCGCAGCTGGCACGATGGCTTGGCCGTGCCGTTGCAGGTGCAGTTGCTCGAAGCGGATCATCTGCCGGTGAGCAAGAACGAGCGCCTGCCGCGCGGCGAGATCGTCAACGGCGTCGAGTTCGACGACGACGGACGGCGCATTGCCTATCACCTGCTGACCCGGCATCCCGGCGAGTACGGTCGACAGGCCGGCGACAGCACGCGGACGGTGCGCGTGCCGGCCGACGAGATCGCGCACGTGTTCCTTGCGTTGCGGCCGGGGCAGGTGCGTGGCGTGCCGGAACTGTCGACGGTGCTGCTGCGGCTGCATTCGCTCGACAACTTCGACGACGCGGTGCTGTTTCGGCAAGAGGTCAGCAACCTGTTCGCGGGCTTCATCACGAAGCCGCACGCGGAGCTTGGGCCGATGGGCGACCCGGTTTCCGGAGCGCCGATGCGATACGACGACGACGGGTTTTCGCCAGTCGTGTCGCTCGAACCCGGCGGCATGCAAGAGCTTGCGCCCGGCGAGGAGGTGAAGTTCTCGGAGCCGCCGGGCGCGGGCAACGACTATGTGCCGTTCATGCGACAGCAGCTCATGGCGTCGGCCGCGTCGGTGGGCATGCCCTATGAAGTGCTCACGGGCGATCTGCGCGATGTCAGCGACCGCGTGCTGCGCGTGATCCTGAACGAGTTCCGCCGCACGATCGAACAGATTCAGTGGAACGTGTTTATTCACCAGTTCTGCCGCAAGGTGTGGCGCTGGTGGGTCGACGCGTGTGCGTTGTCGGGCGCGATGCCGATGCCCGACTACTTCCGCCGGCGTCGCGACTATCTGCGCGTGCGATGGGTGCCGCAGGGCTGGCCGTACATCCATCCGGTGCAGGACGTCACCGCGAAGCGCATGGAGATCCGCGCGGGCCTCGCGAGCCGCACGGGCGCAGTGCTCGCGCGCGGTGACGATCCGGAGCAGGTCGACGCTGAGAACGCAGCGGATCTCGCGCGCGAGCAGCGGCTCGGCCTGCGATACGACACGCAGCTCGCGATTGAAGACGGAAACGGCAGTGTTTTGAAAGAGGACGGGGAATGAATCGAAACCGCAAGTGGTGGGACATTCGCGCACAAGCGCAAGCGGGCGGCGGCAAGGTGGCCGAGATCCGGATTTACAGCGACATCGGATTTTGGGGCACCGACGCGCAGAACTTCGTGTCGCAGCTCGACGCCGCCGCGACCGACGCATCGGCGATCACGGTCGCGATCAATTCGATGGGCGGCGACGTGTTCGATGCGTTCGCGATCTACAACGCGTTGCGCCGTCACGCCGGCAAGGTGAAGGGGCGCGTCGACGGCATCGCGGCGTCGGCCGCGTCGCTCGTGCTGATGGCGTGCGACGAGATCGAAATGCCCGAGAACGCGCTGTTGATGATCCACCATCCTCACACAGTCGCGGCCGGTGAATCGAAGGATCTGCGCCGCGTCGCCGAGCTGCTCGACAACGCGAGCGCCGGCATTCTGGCCGCGTACGTCGCGCGCAGCGGCCAGTCCGAAGACGACGTGCGGGCCATGATGGACGCGGAGACGTGGCTGACGGCCGCGCAGGCGAAGGAGAAGGGCTTTTGCGACGTGATCGAGGCCCCGGTCAAGCTCGCGGCGTCGGCGGGCGCTGCGCCGCTTCTCGCGCGATTCTCGGCCGTTCCCGAGCAGGTTCGCGCGCTGCTCGATGCGGTCGGCGAGCCGGACGCGGAACCGATTGTTCCGCCCGATCCGACGCCGGAACCGCAATCGCCCGACGTCGCGGCGCTCGCGTCGCACGTGTTCAATTCGCTGCGCGAAGCCAATCTCGCGGCGTGCGCCGAGGGCGTGATCGCGGCGACCGGCCTGCGTGATCGCGAGACGGTCGATCGCGCGATCCGCAACGCAACCGATATCGCGGGGATCTGCCTCGCGGCGAACCAGACGAATCTGACCGCGCAATACGTCGCGGACGGTCTGACGCCCGATCAGGTGCGCGCGCGGCTGTTCGAGCGCCTCACGGCATCGAGCGCCCGTATCAACAGCCGGCCCGATCCGGCGCAGCAGCAGACGCAACCGCAGGCACGCGGCCGCACGTTGCGCACGTCCGACATCTACGCGGCCCGCCGCGTGGCCAAGTAACTTTTCATCGCCGAAAGGAGCGCTGAATGTCCAACATCCAAACCATGGGCGCGTTGCCCGCCGAATTCCTGATCTCGGAGGGGCCGGGCCAGATCTCGCGCGATGCGATTCTCGTCGCGGCCGGTCCGGCGTTGCCGGCGGGCTGCGTGCTCGGCACGATCGGGACCGGCGAATACGCGCCGTACGACAACGCCGCGACGACCGGCGCGGAGGTCGCCGTCGGCATCCTCTACGCGCCGTTGCCGGCGTCCGACAAGCCGCGCCCGGCGGTTGCGATCAAGCGGCTCGCCGAAGTCGACGCACGCCTGCTCGCGGGGCTCGACGCGCCCGCGCGCGACGACCTGGCCGCGCATCACATCGTCATCCGCTGATCGCAGCGAATTCCCTGATCCCGAAGCCGCGCCGATGCGCGGCTTTTTCATTTCCGGAGTGCATATGGCAGACATCGCTATCTTCAACGACGACGCATTCTCGCTGTCGTCCATGACCGCCGCCATCAACGAGCAGCCGCACGTGCCGGGCCGGCTCGGCGAGGCGGGCCTGTTCGACGAGGAAGGCATCACGACGACGACGGTGCAGATCGAGCGCGACGGCGACACGCTCGCGCTCGTGCAGTCCGGCGTGCGCGGCCAGCCCGCGCCGAACGTGCTGGGCAGCAAGCCGAGCCTGATTCCGTTCAACACGGTCCACCTGCCGCAGCGCGCGGTCATCAAGGCGGACGAGATCCAGAACCTGCGCGCGTTCGGCGACGATTCGGAGCTGGAGACGGTGCAGCGCTACGTCGACAAGCGGCTCGCGAAGATGCGCCGCCAACTCGAAGCGACGCACGAGTACCACCGCCTCGGCGCGGTGCGCGGCGTGATCCTCGACGCGGACGGCAAGCACGTCGTCGCGAACCTGCTCGATCGCTTCGGCATCGAGCAGCAGGTGATCGAATACGAGCTGTCGAACGCGAAGACCGAGATCCGGATCAAGAACGAGGACACGCTCGAAGCGATCGAGGACGCGCTCGGCAACGTGCCGTTTTCGAGCGTGCGCGCGTTCTGCGGGCGTAACTTCTGGCGCAAGCTGCTGACGTTGCCGACCGTCAAGGAAACGTTCCTCAACACGGCGGCGGCCGCGGCGCTGCGGGGCGACCCGCGCGGCGCGATCGAGATCGACGGCATCGTGTTCGAGCGTTACCGGGGCAAGATCGGCGGCATCCCGTTCGTCGGCGACGACGAAGCATATGCGGTGCCGGAAGGCGTGCCGGACCTGTTCATCTCGCGTTTCGCGCCCGGCGACTACGTCGACGCGGTCAACACGATCGGCCTGCCGTACTACGCGCGGCAGGAAGTCATGCCGTTCAACAAGGGCGTCGAGATCGAGGCCCAGTCGAACCCGATCCACCTGTGCACGCGCCCGCGCGCATGCATCCGCCTGAAGGCGTGACGCATGGCGTTCCACGATCTGATTGCGGACGTCGACGCGGCCGTGCTGCGGGATCTCGGCGACGACGACGTGGTCGTCGACGGCCGGCCCGTGCGCGGCATGTTCAACGCGCCGTGGCTTGGCCCGGATCTCGGTTCGCAACGCACGAATCTCGTCGCGCCGATGCTGCACGTGATCGACGAAGACGCCGTCGGCATCCGGCCCGGCAGCGTCGTCGTCACGCGCAGCGGGCGCTATCGCGTTGTCGAGCCGCAACCGGACGGCACGGGATGGACCATTCTGATTCTTCAGTGACATGAACCAACTGAAAGTCGAAATCGATGTCGGCGCGGTCACGGCCGTTTTGCAGGGCCTGTCGCCGTCCGCGATGCAGGCCGCGTGGCGGCGCACGCTGCGCAAGACGGCCGCATGGATCAAGAGCCAGACGGCGAAGGCGGTCAGCGCGGCGACCCGCATTCCGCAGAAGACGATCCGCCGGCGGCTCTACTTCTTCCTGCGGTCGGCCGATACCGGCAAGGTGTGGCTCGGGTTGAACCCGATCGAGGCGCACCGCCTCGGCTCGGTGACGAAGACGCGCAAAGGCATGCGCGCGGGCCGCACGTCGTTCGAGGGCGCGTGGCGGCAATCGAAGCGGCAACCGGACGGGCCGATCTTCGAGCGCGTCGGGAAGGCGCGGCTGCCGTACCGCGTCGTGACGGTCGATTGGCACGAGACGGGCGATCCGGCGTTTCGCCGCGCGGCGAAGGCGTGCGAGGAACGGCTCTTGACGATCCTGCGGCAGGAAGTGAACTACGAACTACAGAAGGTAATGGGACGTGCTCGATAACCTGAAACTGTTACATGACGCGATCGTGAAGGGATTGCGCGAAGCGCTGCCGACGTTCGAGCGGATCGAAGCCTATCCGGAGATCGGCGCGCAGATCCGGACGCCGCTGATCGCCGTCGAGCTGTCCGAAATGGAGCCCGGACACGACGACGGGGCGGGCAGCATTTCGCTGATCGCGCGCATGCAGGCGCGCATCATCGTCGATCCGTATGGCGCGGAGCACGAGCTGCACGTGCGCGAGATCGCCGCGCGCCTTGCGCTCGCGGTTCACATGCAGACGTGGGGCTTGCCGATCGCGCCCGGCAGGGTGGTTCAGGTTGGCGAAGACCCGTTTCGCCCGCAGCTCGACACCTATCTCGTGTGGCTCGTCGAATGGACGCACGAGTTCGGGATCGGCGGTGAGCTGGAGGCGATCCCGGACGGCCGCACGCTTGTATGGGGCGTCGACCCGGCAACAGGGCCGGGCAACGAAAGCAGCTATTGGGATCCGGCGCAGGACGCGCCGGCCGACTATCCGGAGTGACGATGCTCGAGTATGAAATCGGCGAGATCGACCGGCGGCTCGCGTGTCTCGTGCAGCAGGGCACGGTCGACGCGGTGTCATACGACCCGCCGCGATGCCGCGTGCGCGTCGGCGACTGGGTCAGCGACTGGCTGCCGTGGTTCACGGTCGCGGCGGGCGCGGTGCGCTTCTGGCGCCCGCCGTCCGTTGGTGAGCAGGCGTCGGTGTTCTCGGCGTCGGGCGAGCTGTCGGCCGCCTACGCGGTGCCGGGCTACTACGCGGAGCAGCACGGCGGGGCAGCGCGACGCAGCGCGAGCGAAACGGCGTTTGATTTTCCGGACGGGGCGTCGCAGGTCTATGACCACGCGTCGCACGAGTACCGGGTCGATGTGCCCGCAGGCGGGCGGATCGTTTTCCGCATCGGCGAGACGGAACTGGAGCTGCGCGCGGACGGCGTGACGTTGCGCACCGGGAAACTGCTCGGCGACGTTCCCGATTCGACGTTCACGGGGAACACGACGACCGAGCAGCGGCTGACGTTCAACGGTGGCATGCAGGGCCGGGCAGGCGCGAACGGCGGCCCGGCAGTGGAAGTCGACGGCGGCGCTCGCTACACGGGCGACGTCGTGATTGGCGGGAAGTCGTTCCTTGGGCATAGCCACCGGGAGCAAGGCGACGGAGCGCCCGTGTCGCCGCCGCTGTAGCGGGTCGGTCTTCAAAGTCACTTTGCCCCGCATCGCGGGGCTTTGTCTTTTCGGAGTCAGCAGATGGCAAAGGAATCGCCGCGCGCGAGTGCGTCGCTCGTGCCAACGAGCGCGACGTTTCTCGATACGCGCTTTCGTACACGCGTTGTCGTGTTCCCGGATGGCACGGTGCTGCCCGTCATCAAGGGCGAGGCGCTCGCGCGCATCGCATCGCACATCGAGTATCTCGACGCACATCCGGACTTCAAACGGCTTGAGGGCCGCACATGAGCGCCGCGCGGGAGCTGGTGGGCATGGACCGATGGAGCGGCGCACCGCTGACGGGCCTCGCGCACCTGAAGCAGAGCATCGGCGACATCCTCAGCACGCGCCGGGGCACGCGCCGCGAGCGGCCGGCGTACGGCTCGGACATCCCGGCGATGGTCGACCTGCCGATCACGCGCGGCTGGATCTCGTCGGCGCAGGCCGAAGCCGCGCGTGCGATCGGCCGATGGGAGCCGAGATTGAAGCTCGAACAGGTCAAGGCGCTGTCGGTGATCGACGGTGCCGTGACGTTTTCGATACGCGGCGTCTTCGACGGCGAAGCCGTCGCATTTGAGGTGACGACATGACGATCATCGATCTGGCCTCGCTCGATCCGCCGGACCTTGTCGAGATCCTCGACTTCGAGGCGGCCTATCAGTCGAAGCTCGCGTACTTCAAGTCGATCTATCCGGACTGGAGCGCGGCGCTCGAATCCGATCCGGTCGTGAAGCTGCTCGAGCTGGCGGCGTACGACGAGATCCGCGCGCGCGCACGGTTGAACGATGCCGCCCGTGCGGTCTTGCTGGCATTCGCGACCGGCGCGGATCTCGAACATCTCGCGGCGCTGCTCGACGTGCGGCGCGCGATCGTGGATCCGGGCGACGAACACGCGCAACCGCCGATTCCGCCGACGCTTGAACGCGATGACCGGCTCAAGGTGCGGGCGCAAATGTCGATCGAACGCGCGACGGTCGCCGGGCCGAGCGGCGCATACAAGGCGTTCGCGATGGACGCGTCGCCCGACGTGCTCGACGTCGCGATCGACCGGCCGGAACCGGGCACGGTGCGCGTCACCGTGCTGTCGGCGAAAGGCGACGGCGTGCCGGCGAAGGCGCTGCTCGACATCGTGCGCGCGAGGCTCACGGCGGAAACGGTGCGGCCGTTGAACGACACGGTGCTCGTCGAGCCGGCGATCCGGGTCGACTACGCGATCGACGCGACGCTTCGAGTCGGAGGCGGCCCGGATCCGGAGATCGTGCTCGGCGCGCGACGCAGGATTCTCGATGACGTGGTCGCGAAATCCCGCCGCTTGGGGCGCGGGATGTCGCGATCCGCGATCGACGGCGCATTGCACGCGCCCGACAGCGGCGTGATCTCGGTCGATCTGCGCACGCCGGTCGCGGGCGTCGTGTGCGGTCCCCGCGAATTCGCCAACTGTACGTCGATCCAGCTCGCGGTGCAGGCCAATGGTGAGTGAACCGCTGCTGCCATCGAATCAGACGCCGCTCGAAGCGGCGCTCGCCAGGGTGCTGCGGCCGAGCGTCGATGACGAGATCGTGCGCACGCTATGGGACGCGGATCGCTGTCCGGCCGCATGGCTGCCGTGGCTCGCATGGGCGCTCGCGGTCGACGGGTGGGAACTGGCGGAGTCCGACGACGCGAAGCGCGCGCTGATCCGGGGCTCGATGGCGCTGCATCGGAAGAAGGGCACGCCCTGGGCCGTGCGCGAGGTGATTCGCCGGCTCGGGTTCGGCGAGGTCACGATCATCGAAGGCCGCAGCAATCGACGCCGCGACGGCTCGATCACGCGCAACGGCGATCAGCTGCACGGAAAGGCGAGCGCATGGGCCGAATACATCGTGAAGCTCAACCGGCCGGTGACGCGCGATCAGGCGGACAAGCTGCGGCGGGCCATCGAACGATACGCGCCCGCGCGCAGCAAGCTTGCGGCGCTCGACTATGTCGCGGTGCCGATTCGCCACAACGGTGTGGCCCGGCGCGACGGTCAGTACAGTAGAGGGAGCATTGCAACATGACGAATGTGGTTGAAACCGCCCGTTGGGAAGACGGGATTTACCAGTTCGAGACGTCGGATCCCGTCGTCGGCGGGCCGGATGGGATCGACAACCTGCCGACCCGGCAGCTGGCGAATCGCACGCTGTACCTGAAAGGGCAGGTCGAGGCGAGGCAAAGTGACTTGGCGGCGCATGTCGGTGCCGGCAATCCGCATCCGCAGTATGCGACGAAGACGGATCTGGCGCAGAGAATCGCGGACCTTGTCGGTCAATCCCCGGCCGCGCTCGACACGCTGTACAAGCTCGCGTCGGCTATCGGGAACGACCCGGCCTTCTCCGCGACGGTGAACAAGGCGCTCGCGCTGAAAGCGCCGATCGGCTCGATCGGCAACTTCTCCCGCTTTCTCACGTACAGCCGCAGTGCGTCGCTGACGACCGACGTGGCGGGCGCGTGCGTTGACTGGTTCGGGCCGGACGACGGGGCGCTCGCGCTTCCCGCCGGCAGTTCGCTGCCGGAAGGCGCGAGCGCACGCTTTTTCAACTACGGCGAAGGTTCGTTGAGAATCGTCGCGTCCGGTAAGGACGACTTCATCTACGCGGGCGTCAGCGACGCGGACAAATCCATCACGCTCAACCGAGGCGAGAACGTCGTGCTGATGTTTCGCGGCACGGCGGAGATCGACGTGATCGGCGGATCGCACTCGCTCAACTATGCCAGTGGGACGTCGCTCGTCAGTTCGCCGCCGCAGTTCGACAATAGCCGCAAATTGGCGACGACGGCGTTCGTGCAGCGCGCGCTGGGCGGTTTCTCCGGCGCGATCAACGCGGGAACCGGCATCACGTTGACGGCCGCGCACGCGGGAATGGTCGTGTACAGCATCAACGCTCCGACGGTCAAGCTGCCGCTGGTGTCGACGGTGCCGGAGGGCGCGGCATTCTTCATCGCGGCGGCGGGCACTATCGTGACGCAGGGTGGCGACGTGCTCTACAACGCGAGCGGCGGCTCGGTGGGGGCTTCGTATGTGACGGGGCCGACGCCCGCCTCGCCCGCGCCCGCGCTGATCGTCCGAAATGGCGGGGTGTGGCAGATCCTGATGGGCTCGTCCGCGCTGAAGGCCGACAACCTCTTCGCCGCCATGCTCGCGACGACCGGCTTTCAGCGGTTTCCGAGCGGGCTGATCATGCAGTGGGGCGGATTCATGTCATCCGGCACGGGCAACCCGAATGCGACGGTCACGTTTCCGCTCGCGTTCCCCAATGCGTGCCTGTCGGTATCGCCGACGGTGGGCGGCGGCTCGATCGGCAACTTCACGGTGCAGACCTACGCCGCGACCAAAGGGGGCGCGACCTTGAGCTGTCAGAACAATTCCGCGATGTCGAGCGGTGTGGGCGGCAACTACGTCGCGATCGGATTCTGAATCGAGAGAAACGAAATGGCTCAGAAATACGCAGCATGTGATTCGAACAGCTTCATCACGGCGTTCTATGACAGCGTCGACAGCCCGGTGCCGGCAGACGCGAAATGCACCGCGATCACGGACGAGCAGTGGAGGATGCTGCTCGACGGGGAGTCGCGGGGCAAACGCATGGCGCTGAACGATCGAGGCGTGCCCGTGCTGCTCGATCCGCCGCCGCCGACTGTCGAGCAGATCGTCGCGGCCAATACGGCGCAGCGCGATCGATTGCTGGAGCGCGCGAGCGTGGCGCTCACGCCCTTGCAGACCGCCATCACGTTGGGCGAGGCGACTGGCGAGGAGACGATGCACGCACGCGCGTGGATCGCCCATGCGCGCGCGGTGAAGGGCGTCGATCTGACTCAGCGCGACCCGGCGTGGCCGAGACCGCCGAAATGACCGGATCAAGCTAAGCATCGCCCTGAATCATCCTTCGCGGCCGCTCACCTGAGCGGCCTTCTTATTTGTATCTCTCGTGGAGACCTGAATGGGTGCTACGTCCTTTTATCACGGCGTCACGACCGTGCTGGTCGATACCGGCCCGCGCACGATCGCCGTGCCGTCTACGTCGGTCGTCGGGATCGCGGATACGTTTACGCCCGGCCCGGATCGCGTGCAACCGAACGTGCCTGTGCGCGTGACGAGCGAGTACGACGCCGTCGCCGCGTTCGGCGAGCACAGCGCGATCACGCGGGCGATCCGCGGCATCTATCAGCAAAGCAAGACGGCGATCGTCGCGGTAGGCGTCGACGCCGGCCTGAAAGACGGCGAGCTGACGTCGGCCATCATCGGCGGCGTGACCGCCGGCGGCACGCGCACGGGATTGCAGGCGCTCGTCGACGGGAAGTCGCTGTTCGACCTGCAACCGCGCCTGCTGATCGCGCCGGGCCACACGTCGAAGCAGGCCGTCGCGACGGCGGCCGACGCGCTCGCGAGCAAGCTGCGCGCGATCGCGATCGTCGACGGGCCGAACACCGACGATGAAGCGGCGATCGCGTACGCAGAAAACTTCGGCAGCAAGCGGCTGTATCTGGTCGATCCGGGCGTGCGCTACTGGGACACGGGCGCGAACGTCGACGCCGATGCGCCGGCCTCCGCCTACGCGGCCGGCATGTTCTGCCAGACGGACGCGGCGATCGGCTTCTGGGCGTCGCCGTCGAACAAGGAAATCGTCGGGATCACGGGCACGAGCCGGCCGATCGAGTTCCTCGACGGCGACGAGACGTGCCGCGCGAACCTGCTGAACAACGCGAAAATCACCACGATCATCCGCGACGGCGGTTTCAGGCTGTGGGGCAACCGCACGCTGTCGGCCGATCCGAAATGGACGTTCGTCACGCGCGTGCGCACGCTCGACATCGTGATGGACGCGGTGCAGGCGGGCCACAAGTGGGCGGTCGATCGCGGCATCACGGCGACCTACGTGAAGGACGTCACCGAAGGGCTGCAGGCGTTCATGCGCGACCTGCGCACGCAAGGCGCGATCATCAACTTCGAGGTCTACGCGGATCCGCGCTTGAACAGTGCGAGCCAGCTCGAACAGGGCAAGGTGTACTGGAACATCCGGTTCACTGACGTTCCGCCCGCCGAAAACCCGATCTTCCGCTTCGAGGTCACGAATCAGTGGCTCACGGAAGTGCTCGATACCCAATCGTAGGAGGTGAACCGTGGTTCCGGAAACGCTTTTTAATCTGGCGATGTACGTCGACGGTCGCGGCTTCGTCGGCCGCACGACCGAGGTGACGCCGCCGAAGTTGAAGATCAAGACGGACGACTTCCGCGCGGGCGGCATGGACGCGGCGGTGAAGACCGACCAAGGCATGGAGGCGCTCGAAGCGTCGTTCGCGATGTCGACGCTGGAGCGCGACGTGCTGAAGTTCTTCGGCATCGCGGACGGCACCGCGTTCAATGCGACGTTTCGCGGATCGTTCCGCGACATCAAGGGCGGCTCGAAGGCCGTCGCCGTCCACATGCGCGGCATGCTGACCGAGGTCGATTCCGGCTCGTGGAAGCCGGGCGAGAAGGCCGAAATCAAATACGGCGCGTCGCTGAACTACTACAAGCTGGAGATCGCCGGTTCGGTCATGCATGAGATCGACGTCTTCGGCTTCGTGCGCGTGATCGACGGCGTCGACCAGCTCGCACAGGTACGTCGCGATCTCGGCATGTAACGCCCGCGGCAAAGCAACTTTGAACCCGAGGGGCGCATCGTGCGCCCCTTTTTACATTTCGAGGAAACACGATGGACACGATCACGATCAAGCTGGCGTACCCGATCACGCTCGACGGCGTGCTGCGCGACACGCTGACGATGCGCCGCCCGAAGGTGCGCGACGTGCGCGGCGCGAGCAAGCGCGCGCAGGACGACGACGAGCTGCGCGAAATCACGCTGTTCGCGATGCTCGCCGACGTCGCACCCGACGAGCTGGAACAGATGGACATGGCCGATTACGTGGCGATGCAGCGCGCGTACGACTCCTTTCGAACCCCTGGCCCGATTGCACGAAAAGACCGTCAAGGCGATGGCGAAGCGGCTGCTGCGTGAGTGCGCGATCAGTCCGCAAGCGGTCGATGATCTGACGCTTGAGGATCTGGTGTGGTGGTTGACGGATTGACGTGACAGGGAGCGGAGATGGCACGCGAAATCGCGTTGGGGATCGTGATCGGCGGGGCGGTATCCGCGACGTTCGGCAAGGCGATCTCCGACACGCAATCGAAGATCGTCGGGCTGCGCAAGACGGCCGCCGAGAAGGGCATGTGGCAGCGTCAGATCGGCGAGACGATCAAGTTACAGGACGAATTCCGCCGCCTGCATCGCGCGGGCGACAGCGCGGCCGAGACGATCCGGCGCAAGCTGGATTCGAATCTGCGGACGTTGCGCGACGCCGGCATCGAGGTCGACCGGCTCGATCGCGCGTATGCGCGGCTCGGCCGCACCGCGCGGGGGCTGGAGCTGCGCGCGATGGGGCACGAGCGCCTGAGCGGCGGCCGGGAGGCGATGCGCGGCGCGGTCGGCGATTCGATGAAGCTGAGCGCCGCGATCGCGGTGCCGACGATGGTGTCGGCGCAGTATCAGGCGATCATCCGCGACATCGCGATCAAGGCGGGCATCGCGCGCACGGGAGAAGAGCGCGCGATGTCCGACCGGATCCGGCGCGATGCATCGGCCAACGGGATGAACCGCAACGAACTGGCCGAGGCGGTCAATCAGATGGTGGCGGCCGGCATGGATCTCGACCGCGCGCTCGGCTTCGCGCCTGCTGTGGCGAAGTTCTCGGTCGGCCAAGGCGCGACGAGCGTCGAGACGGCGAAGATGATCCAGGCGCTGGAGCAGAACGCGGACATCAAGGATCCGGCCGCGATGCTCAAGGCGCTGGAAGCGATCGCGTATCTCGGCAAGGAAGGCTCGTTCGAGTCGGTCGACATGGCCCGCTGGTTCCCGGTGCTGCTCGCCGAAATGAAGAAGATCGGCATCACGGGGCAGGATTCGGTGACGCAGCTGGGCGCGATGCTTCAGGTGCAGATGAAGACGGCGGGCAACCCCGACGAAGCCGCGAACAACCTGAAGAACTGGTTCTCGAAGATCGGCTCGGGCGAGACGGAACGCAACTACAAGAAAGCCGGCGTCGATTACGAAGCCAAGATGAAGGAGGCGGTCGGCAAGGGCTGGTCGACGCTCGAAGCGTCGTTCGTGCTCGCGCGCGCGTACATCGAGCGGGTCGATCCGGCGAAGGCGAAGCAGTTGGCCGAGGCGGCGAAGTCGATCAACGCCGAGCTGGATCCGGCCAAGCGTCAGAAACAGATTCGCGCGTTCGAAGAGACGATGAAGACGGGCGACCTGTTCAACGACATGCAGGTCAAGGCGGCGCTCACGGCGTACTTGCAGAACGCCGACCTCTACACGAATCTGAAGCGCAACGCCGCGTCGGCAAGCGGCGAGATCGAGAAGGATCTCCGGGACCGCCGCGAGACGTCCAAACAGATCTGGAAAGAGGTCGTCGATCAGTGGGACGACGCGATGCGCAGCATCGGCGACGCGCTGCGGCCGGTGACGGATCTGGCGGGCGAGCAGGCGAAGAAGGCAGGCGGCAAGGTGCGCGACATTGTCGATTCGTCGCCGCGTGCAGCGGCAGCGGTCATCGGCGTGGCGGGCGCGGCGATCGCGTATCGCGGCGCACGTGCGGCATGGTCGATTGGTCGCGGCGTGCTCGATGTCGCGCGCGGCGGTTGGTTGTCGAGGGGCGACGGGCGTTCCGGGAAGGGCGGCAAGGGAGCGAAGCCGGGGCGCGGTGGGCAGGCGCTCGATGCGCTCGGCGCAGCGGCCAGCGGCGTGCAGCGCGTCTTCGTCGTCAACCTGCCGGGCGGCGGCATCGGCGGCGGCTCCGTCGGCGATCTGATCGAGGGCGCGGCAGGTGCGGCGAGCGGCAAGGCGGGCCGGGCCGGACGCTTCGGGCGGCTTGGCCGTGCGCTGGGCGGCCTTGCCGGCCGCGTATTGCCGTACGCGGGCAAGATCGCGCTCGCGGGCACGGTGCTGAAGGTCGGGCTCGCGGCGAAGGACGCGTACGCGGTCGCGGCCGGCGACGATCCGCGCGCGCGGAAAGCCGAGAACTTCGCGGGCATCGGCGGCAGTCTCGCGGGCGGTGTCGTCGGCGCGAAGCTCGGCGCGTCGATCGGTGCTTTCGGCGGGCCGATTGGCGCTGCGATCGGCGGCGTCGCGGGCGGGGCGATCGGCACCTTCGCCGGCCAGAAGCTGCTCGGTGCGCTCACGCGCTGGGCGTTCCAGCAGCGCGGCGACACGCCGGAAGCCGCGCGCGCGGTCGCGAACGCGAAGGCGCTCGTCGAGCCCGGCGTCGCCGAGCGGCGCGCGTTCAAGGTCGAGCAGCAAAACAGCTTTGCGCCGGTCTTCAACATCAAGCTGGATGGCGGCAGCGATCAGGCGATGGCCGACCGGCTGCTCGCACGCATCAATCCGCAGATCCAACGGGCGATGACCCAATCGATGGACCGCAACAACCGGTCGGCGCTGTTCGACGCGCCGCACCTGTAGGAGAGGCGATGGATTTCGTGAAGAGCATCACGCAGGCGGCGACGCAGGCCAGCATCGCGGCCGAACGCGCGCAGCACGTGAGCCGCGTCTACGAGCGCAACCGCGTGGCGAGCCGGAACACGGTCGACACGTTGACGAAGCTCGCGACGGGCAATCTGACGTCGGCCGCCGAGCTGCTGAATGGCGCGAGCAGTGCGCTGTCGGTCGCAACCGATCTGAGCCCGAAGGTGGGCGAGGTGACGCGCGGGTTTCGCGCGACGGCCGGCGCGGTCGGCAGCGTGCTGCGGATCGCGAACGAATCGAACCATCCGCAGATCCACGCGGCGGCGCAGAGCGTGACGACGGCGCTGAAGGGCGTCGAGACGCAGTTCGCCGCCGTCGTCGGCACCGACACGGCGAAGGCCGTCAAGTCGGTGTTGCAGGCGAGCGGGCTCGGTGCGGTGTTCGATGCATTGGGCGGCGACGCTTCGTCGGCGACCCCTCATCTGCTGACGCTGACGACCGAGGAGGGGCGGCGCTTCAACTTCGGTTTGTCGACGGCCGCGTTCGACAAGCTGCGGCGCACGACCCGCTACAAGGTCGCGTCGCAGGAGCGCCTGAACCGGCCGGAAGCATTGCAGGCGGTGAGCCAGGGCGGCGAAACGATCGTGCTGTCCGGCGTCGTGTTCCCGGCGCTCGGGGCGGGCGCGCGCCAGCTCGACACGCTGCGCGCGATCGGCGGAAAGATGAAACCGGTGCAGCTCACGGGCGGCACGGGCGACGTGTTCGGGCGGTGGTATCTGCAATCGATCGAGGAAGAACAGGAGGCGCTCATGTCGGACGGAGCGCCGCGCAAGCAAACCTTCAGTCTGGAGTTTGGCCGCTATGGCGAGGACTTTAAGAACCTCTGACGGCGACGTGCTCGACACGCTCTGCTATGCCGCCTACGGCACGCTGAGCGGGATCGTCGAAGCCGTCTATGAGGCGAATCCGGGCCTTGCGCGCGAGCCGCAGCCGTTCCGCGCAGGCGTGTTGATCACGTTGCCGGATCTCGACGCGCCGCGCGACGAGCCGATACAACTGTGGTCGTGAGGGCGGGCGATGCAGGCGATATTCCAGATCATCGCGAACGGCGCGGACATCACGCGCACGATTCAGGATCGCGTGTTGCGGATCCGGACGACCGATAAGCCCGGCCTCGAGGCGGACGAATGCGAGATCGAGCTCGACGATCGCGACGGCGTGATCAGTTTCCCGCCGAAGGGCGCGACGCTGAAGATCTCGCTCGGTTGGGCGGGGCAAGGGCTGTCGTTGCTCGGCGAATACGCGATCGACGAGATCGTATTGCGCGGGCCGCCGGCGACGGTGGCGATCCGGGGCCGGCCCGCGAACCTGCGGGCGACGTCGAAGACGCACCGTTACGGCAGCTGGTCGAACGCGAAGCTCGCCGACGTCGTCGGCGACATCGCGCGCCGCAACAAGTGGGCGGCCGCGTGCTCGATCGACGTGGTCGTGCCGCGCGCGGATCAGTTCGGCGAAAGCGACCTGCACTTCGTCACGCGGATCGCGCGGCAGTATGGGGCGACGGCGACCGTGAAGGCCGGCAAGCTGATCGTCACGCCGATCGGCGGCGGCAAGAGCGCGAGCGGCAAGGTGTTGCCGTCGCTCGTGCTCGCGCCCGATCAGTTGATCGACTACGAGATCTCGTTCCCGGATCGCGCGAGCTTCGCGGCCGTGCGCACGAAGGTACACGACGCGAAGTCGGGCAAGAAGATCGATCTTGTGATCCCGAATCCGGATGCGCCGCCTGGTGCGGCGGCCGTGCACACCGAGCGGCACGCGTTCGCGAGCCCGCAGGCGGCGAAGGCCGCCGCATCCGCGCGTCTGGCGAAGCTGAACCGGCACACAGCCACGAGCCGCTTGCGGATGCTCGGCCGCGCCGACGTGTCGGCGGAGAAGACGGTGACGCTGAAGGGCTTCAAGCGCGATGCGGACGGCGATTTCCTCGTCGAGTCGGTGACGCACGAATACGCCGGCCGCAGTTGGGAGACCGAGGTCGTGCTCAACGCCGGCAACAAGGGCAAGGCGAAAGCCGGACACGGCAAGAAGCAGGCGAAGAAGATCAATCTCGTCATTCCCGCGCCGCAGCCGTAACGCGGACGCCGGGCATGCAGCAGAGCCGCTCACGGGCAACCGGAGCGGCTCTTTCTTTTTATGGAGTCAATCACTGTGAAAAGCGAAATTGCGGCGAGCGCTGCGAAGAGCGCCCCGCCGGTTGCGTCGTCGCTGTGGCTGTGGGCATCGGGACACGATGCGAACTGGTGGGCGTCGCTGCTCGTGTCGATTCTGACGGGCGGTTACATCTGCCTTCAGTGCTACTACCTGATCAAGAACAAGGGGCGTCGAGGTGGCAAGCATGGTTAGGGTGCCGAAGAAGACGCTTGTCGGTGTCGTCGGTGCGATCGCGGCCGGCGTGCTGACGGTGATCGTGCCGAGGTTCGAAGGCGTCAAGCTGGTCGGGTATCTCGATCCGGTCGGCATCCCGACAAAGTGCATGGGCGACACGCGCGACGTCATCGTCGGCAGGGCGTACAGCGAGGCCGAGTGTCGCCAGTCGCTCGAAGAGCACCTGATCGCGCATGCCGAAGGAGTGCTCCGATGCACGCCGGGTCTGAAGGCCCGGCCGTATCAGCTCGCGGCGGCGGTGAGCTTTGCGGACAACATCGGGCCGAGGGCCTATTGCGACAGCACGACGGCGAAGCGCTTCAACGCGGGCGACCTGCGCGGTGCGTGCCGCGCGATCAACGAGGCCGATGACGGCCGCCCGCAATGGGTGACGGCGGGGGGCCGGGTATTGCCCGGTTTGGTGAAGCGGCGGGCAGAAGAGCGCGCGATTTGCGAGCGGGGGCTGTGATGCCGAAAGCAGCTTCGTATCTGCTGGCCGCGCTACTTGGCATGGCGGCCGGCGCGGGCGTCGAGCACCTGATCGGCGCGCATCGGCTTGCCGACGAGCAGGCCGCGCGGGCGCTCGACGCGCAGCGGCATGCCGAAGCGTTGGGCACGATCTCGCGCGCCGCGCTCGATGCCGAGCAGCGCGCGATCGCCGCGCACGATGCTGCCGCGTCGGCGGTGGCCGCCGTCGACCAACGAACCACGAAGGAGAGGAACGAGCATGAAGCAGAGAGTCGCAGCCTGCGGGCTGCTCTTGCCGCTGGCACTGAGCGGCTGCGCGTCGCCGTTCGACACTGCACGGCAGCCGGTCGCGACGGCGTGCCCGGCGCTTCCAGCGCCGCCGGCGTGGGCGATGGTGCCGCCGCCTATGCAGACGTCGACGCAGCGGTTGCGGAACGCGTTTTCGGCGTCGCCGGCGACGATCAGCGCGAGATCGACAAACTGACGGCCCTACAGGGCTACGTGTGCGCGGTGCGGCCCGAAACGCCGGGCTGCGAGCGGAGGTAACGAGAAACAGGGCGGCCGGCGTGCGTGCGCGAACACGCGCGCCGGTCGCCTTTCCACTGTCTACGCCAGTGAATTGGCCAAGGCCCTGCTACCTACCGGTAGGCGGGCCGGATTCTACACCAAGTTTAAAAACGGCTTTCACAATGGCAAATCCCATTATTCCTTGGATCGGCGGCAAGCGTCGTCTCGCGGAGCACATCATCCCGCGCTTTCCGAAGCACGACTGTTACGTCGAGGTGTTCGCGGGCGGGGCCGCGCTTTACTTCATGCGACCGCCGGCCAAGGTCGAGGTGATCAACGATATCAACGGCGAACTGGTGAACCTGTATCGCGTCGTTCAGCACCATCTCGAGGAGTTCGTGCGTCAGTTTAAGTGGGCGCTGACGAGCCGGCAGGTGTTCGAATGGCTCAAGCACACGGTCCCGGAAACTCTCACCGATATCCAGCGCGCGGCACGCTTCTATTACCTTCAGAAAAGTTGCTTTGGCGGCAAGCTGGAAGGGCAGACGTTCGGAACGGCGACGACTACGCCGCCCGGCCTGAACTTGCTGCGCATCGAGGAGGAGCTATCGGCGGCGCACCTTCGCCTCGCGAATGCGTACATCGAGCGGCTCGATTGGGCGACCTGCATCGATCGTTACGATCGGCCGCATACGTTGTTCTACCTCGATCCGCCGTACTTCGAAACCGAAGGGTATGGCGTGGCGTTCCCGTTCGCGGAATTCGAGAAGATGGCCGAGCGGCTGCGGTCGATCAAGGGGCGCGCAATCGTCAGCCTCAACGACCATCCGGAGATCCGGCGCGTGTTCGCCGGCTTTCATATCGAGAGCGTGCCGATTCAGTACACGATAGGCGGAGGGAAGGGCGTCGAGCGTCGCGAACTGATCATCTTCAGTTGGGACGATGCGGCGCAGCCGGCGGGACTTTTCTGACGGAACTGGTTGGCGCGATGCGAGTCGCGCCAACCAGCGATTAAATGTCGGAGAATGCGGGCAGCAGATCTTGATCGACGAGCCGAATCTCGATGCGGTTCGCGACCTCGACGTGTTCGGGAACCTTCATGGAAAAAGGGGCATCGGTAGTGCTGACAATGATCGTGCCTTGTTGCTTCTTTCCGTCGGTCGTTACGGGGATCAATGCACGTGCTTCGGGAACCTGCTGCTGTGTGATGACGCGGGGCAAGTAAAGCATCCAACCGACCCCCGGCTTGTCATCGAAAACCTGTTTCGTAACGTAGCTTCGTGGCGCTACACAGACGTATGAGGGGCCGAAGGCTGTGATCGTTGCACGCACGATCTTTTCCACGGCGCTCAGATCGCGGAGGATAGGGGCATCGAACAGCGAGAGTTCGAATGTGTTGGGCAGGCCGGCAGAATTGACGTGACACGCGATGGTCGCGCCCTGGTCTTCGTTCTCGTCGCCATCCCACAGCGCGACGTATGAAGTGGACGGGTTTTTAGAGAATTTTTGCTTCAAGACAGCGAGGATCGCTGTCGTCGGATGTCCCTCTTCGAACACCGGATACAGAAAGGCTTCATCTCGGCTACTACCCTGCGCAAACCACGTATTGAACTTCGGGTTGAGGGTGGTCAGTGCGGATGTCACGACATGAATGCGTGACAGAATTTCCTCGAAGCTCGTCGGGGTCAATGATGCATCTTTGAATTGGAGGCTGATATCCATATTCACTCGAGTTACGGTTGCACGACCGATTGCACCTTGTTGCGGATAAGGGCAGGGAGCATGTATTCGCGTGCGTCGGCTTCTTCGAAATACCACTTCAGGCGCGCCGGTGGATTCGTATTGACGATTGTAGCTTGGCGAATGAGGTTATCTTGCATGTCGGCAAAGCCTTCGAACCACTTTCGCGGCTGTAGCTCACCCTCGACATTGCGCCGGAGAAACTTGGCATAGCGTGACTTTGCCTCTTGTAGTAGGCATTCGGCGGGTACGAAGCCGTCGAAATCCGTACCGAACCATTTCCATTCTTCGCTCCACCGTTCGTCGACGCTGTATGGACGTCCCGTGACGCGACCTTGGTACATACGGGCGTGCGGCGACATATGATGGTTCGCTCGAATTGCGCGCCCTGTCTCCTCTGGCGGACATTTCTTGCAGCTTTCGCCGGTGCGCGGCAATGCCCTTACATCCGGCGTTGCCTTGCTGTCTTCCTTCGGCGTGTCACCCGACAGACTCGCCGTTCCCGCCACCGTCGCGCCGCCCAACAAGGCGACGCCAACGCGCGCCAAGATCGGCCCAAGCTCCACCGCCGCCGCTTCTATTACCGGAAATACCAATCCCGCCATGTTCCAGTCCTCCGTCCGGATGTTCGATACGCCATTTGATGACGCGTAGATAATCGTGGAAACGCGCGTCGGCCGAACGGCCGGGGCGCATGAGCCAAGCCTTTGTCGCGGGCTTCTCGTAGAAGCCCGGCGCGTACGCCTCGAGCCTCAGGAACGCGACGACGTTCTCGTCCCGCTCGATGCCGAATGCGCGTGCGGCTCGATACGCGGTCCATAGCCGCGACGACAAGCCGCCGTCATCGGCAAACGCCGGATTCTCCTTCACGAGATCCTGCCGAACGCGTTCGACGAAGCCGCGCTCGTCGATCTGCGCCAGTCCGGCGACCTGTTCTGCGCTCAGTTCAAGCATGCGGATGCACTCCGGTCAGCCGCCCGTCGATCTCGACGAGCCAGTCGTACGTCGCGACGAAGAATTGCGAGCGCTGCGCGTCGCTCATCACGCGCGCGATGTCGGGCAGGATGCGCGCGTCGTAGAACCGGAACAGCGCGGCGCGGCCGTCCGGCAACCGCACGTCGAGGTGCTCGCGCAGCTCGGCGGCCAGCCGCTCGAACGAATACGCGCTGATCAGCCACGACAGGCCGACCGGCCCGGCCGCGAGTTCGGCGAGCACGCGCCGGATCGGCCCCGGCGCGAGCGCGTAGTCGAGCAGCCACGGGCCGTGATCGGCGAGCGACGCGTCCGGCGTGCGGTCGAAGAGCGCGATCGAATAGTTCGCGCGACGCAGCGGCGGGGCGTCCGGCGCTTCGGCGAAGAGCAACGCGTCGACCACCGCGAAGAGCCGCGCGGGCAGCGTGATTTGCCGGCGGCGCATCTCGAAATGCGCTTCGATATTCGGCGGCGTCATCATCATCCGCGTGCGACCATCGTCGCGGCATTCTTCGCCGCCGCCTTCAGGCATTCGAGGCAGAGCGTGGGGGATGGGGCGACCGCGGCCGCTGCAGCGGCTGCCGATCCGCCGGGCGAGCCGCCGTCCCCGCGCTCTCCCGCGCCGACGTCGTCGATCGCTCCGGTGCCCTGCGACGCGATCAGCTCCGCGCCGCAGGCCGTGCGCATGCCCTCGACGGCGGTGTCGCGATCGGCGATGGTATGCGGGTAACGGCGGCCGAGCAGATCGGGGAGGATCGGGAAAATGCCCTTGCAGCGCGGGCAAAGTACCTTGTGGCCGACGCCGGCCACATTGCGCCCGTTGAGCGTGAAGGTCGGCGAGCCTTCGAGCACCTTGCCGCCGTGCGTCGTCGTGTCGCCGACGCAGATGATCGCGCGCTTGACCAC